ACGACCGCAGTGCGTGATGCCGTCCCGGCTGTGCACAGTCCCGGGCGGAAAGAGTAGGCCGCGCGCCCTTTTCCTTCAATCCGGAGACACCATGGCCTCGCAGTTCATCAAGGGTCGGATTATGGACGCGCAGGGGCGCGTTCTCCAGCATGACCTGCAGATCAACGCGCAGGAGATCCCGGCCGGGTCGTCCACGGATAAGATCGTGGTCTTTGGCAACGACGGCAAGGTACGCTACGTCACCCAGGCCGATCTGCTCGCGGATGCGGCGGCGGAGGCGGCGATCCTGATCGCGGCCATCCCGGCGTCCTCCGGCAGCACCAGCGTCTTCGACATCCTGTCGGCCAACACCATCCTCACGGTCAGCCAGCCGGACATCTCATTCGCCGACGTGACGCTTACGATCAACCAGGCGAACATCAACCACAACGCGCTGACTAACTACGTCGCCAACGAGCACATTGACCACACGTCAGTGACGCTCACGGCCGGCGTCGGCCTCTCCGGGGGCGGCACCATTGCGGCCTCCCGCACCTTCGATATCGACATAACGGAACTGACCGAGGACACGAATCCGGAAGAATCGGCAGACTTCTGGATCATGTACGACACCTCGGCGGGTGCGCACAAGAAGGTCAAACCGAGCAACCTCGACATCGCCGGTCTGACGGGCACTCTTGCTATCGGGCACGGCGGTACAGGTCAGACTACGCAGACGGCCGCGATGGATGCACTCTCGCCGACCTCGGCTAAGGGAGATCTGCTGGTGGACAACGGCACGAACGTGGTGGCACAGACGGTAGGCACCAACGGTTTCGTGTTGACAGCTGATTCTGCTCAATCCACAGGCGTGAAGTGGGCATTACCAGGCGGCACCAGTACAGGCGTCTGGGTCGTAAAAGTTAAAACTGCAGACGAGACGATCCAAAGCGATCAAACGCTTACCAGTGATACCGACCTGCAGTTCACAACTGTAGCTAATACGAACTATCTGATCCGGGCAATGATCGTCTTCTTGTCGCCTGCTGCTGCAGACTTTCAGTGGGATTTTACACATAGTGGTACTACAACTGATGCATTGCAGACATCGTGGAGATTGGATGATGGCTCAACTGCTATCAACAACCAGTTGGGTGATGCTACGATTGGTAGCGGCGGCAATACCATTACCACAGCTGATGGCGAATTAAATATTGTATGGTTACACTTGTTTATTCGCGTTGGCGCTTCCGGCGGCACTCTCGCCTTTCAGTGGGCACAGAATACTACCACCGCTGCTGATACTACAGTCTATGCTGGTTCCTTCCTCGAATACCTCGCGGAGACACCATGAGATTCCTGATCATGCTCGCGATTCTACTGGTCGCAGGATGTGGCGATTCGCCTACCGCACCAGAAGCCCAGAACGACCCAATCCCCCAGTGTACGGTCTACGACACCGTATGCAAGAACATCACGCAGCCCGGCAGAGGGCTGCAGCTGACCAAGTGTGTCCGCACCTCGGATCCCGGCTGCCCAGTGTACTCGTACCTGATCGTGCAGCCGAATGACTGGCAAGAGACGTGTCTGCATGTAAATCTTGACGGCTCCGGTGAGACCTGGTACGGCCCCTGCGACGGAGAGTAAATGCCTCGCCCCAAGAAGATCGGCTACAAGGGCGCCGCGCTGCCGGCCCACGTTCGCGAGGGCATCAAGCAGATGTTCATGGTGGAGCCCAACAAGTCCCTCATCGCCCGCACCTTCGGCGTCAACCTGAGCACCGTCTACCGCGTGCTCGGCAAGCAGGACCCCGAGGTCGTGCGCGAGCAACGCCAGGAGGCAATGGCCCGACTGGCGTCTAAGGCGGCGGTGCACGCCGAGAAGATCATCGACAACTTGGAGATCCCGGAGGACGCGAGCTACCTCCAGAAGATGACTGGATTCGGCATCGCCGTTGACAAGGTCAAGGGGCTGGATCAGAGGCTCGATGAGAAGCAACGACTAGACAGGGCTGACGCGGGCGAAATCATCGCCCTGCCCGAAGACCTCGACTCAATCAATAGCTTCATCCGCAACGACCTCTCCCAGCTATGCAAGATCATCGGGATCACCATCGACGTGCCGCGCCCAGGTAACAAGGCGGTCGTCATCTCGCAGCTTGAGGCCGTCGAGGCTGAGATCACCAAACTCTCCGATCTTGACCCTGGAGCCAGCGATGCATCGCGGCAAACTCGGGATCTTGTCGATCACAGTCAAGGACAGAGCCCGCACGATGGTGCTGGAGGGTCTGAAGACTGAGGACAAACCGACAGCAGTCGGCTACTTCGTCCTGGACACGCTCCGGTCGCTGTTCCAGTCCGGCATCCTGGCCACGGACGAGATTCGCGTCACGGCGGCCCTGGTGACTGCCGATGAGCTGGAGGAGCTACGAAAGCACGTGCACGTGTTCGTGCCGCCGCAAGAGGTGGACCAACTCGGCCCCCTCTACAAACTAATCCTGGATGTCTCTCGTGGAACCGAAGAAGCCGACGAACAATCTTGAGAACTTCAACAATGCGCGAGAACTACTCCTCAAGATCCGTGCCCTCAAGGCTAAGGTCGAAGCTAACAAGATCCGATACTACCAGCCTCGCGGCCACCAGGGAGAATTCCACTCGGCGGACACGGCGGAGGTACGGGTCGTCTTCGGTGGCAACCGCTCCGGTAAGACGACATGTGGCGCGGTTGAGGCGATCTCTCATTCGCTCGGCTACCGCCCATGGCTCAAGAAGGGCCATCCTGACTATTATGTTCGTTTGGCTAACGGTGATCCTATTCCTGTGCCTAACGTCGGTCGCATCATCTGTGAGAACTTTGAGGTAAACGTTGTACAGACCATCCATCCGAAGCTCATGGAATGGCTTCCGGCTGGAGCACTTGCTAGTAAGCCTCAGTGCAATCAGCGTGGTGTTCCTGTTAGGTACGAGTTCAAGAATGGCTCAATCATCCACATTCTGTCCTATGACCAGGACGACCGCGCCTTTGAAGGTCCTAGTGGTCATTGGGCGTGGTTTGACGAACCGCCGCCGCAAAGAAAGTTCACGGGCATCAAGCGTGGTCTTGTGGACCACGAAGGCACCTGCTGGCTCACCATGACCCCGCTCGCGGAGCCCTGGATCAACGACGTGTTGGTCGGGCGCGCGAACGAGCAGGACGGCCGCATCCGCGTCTTCTACTTCTCCATCTGGGACAACTGCATCGAGAACGGCGGCGTGCTAACACGGCGTGCCATCGAATCTCTGCTGGAGTCCCTGCCGGACGACGAGCGCATCGCCCGCGAGCTGGGACTGCCGCTGCACCTTGCCGGCCTAGTGTTCCACGAGTGGCGCCCAAGTCCGCCCTTCTGGATCCCAGCCTTCGAGGTGCCGGACAATTGGCCCCGAGTCTGCGTGATCGACCCGCACCCCAGGAAGCCAATCGCGGTCCTGTGGGCGGCCTTGAGTCCAGACAACATCGTCTTCGTCTATCGCACGCTCTTCGACAACTCGCTCCGCACCGTCCACGACGTGGCCGAGCAGATCAAGATGCTGGAGGGGTGGGATCCCATTGATGGCAGCCGCGCTGAGTACGTGGCCATGCGGATCATCGACACTTCCGCCAACGAGCAAGAGCGCACCAGCGGCGAGACTGTGGCGGAGCAGTTTGCGGCCTACGGCATCACTTGTGTGGATGCCTACAAGCGCAACAAGGACGCCGGCATCAATGCCATCCGCGAGGCTCTTCGCGTACGATCCAACTGGCACCGGCCTGGCCTGGTGGTCATGGACTGCTGCACTGAGGTCAAGCAGAACTTCCAGAACTATGTCTGGGAGCGCTGGGCGACTAGTCGTCAGCAGGGCACCAAAGGCGACAAGCAGACCGCCGTCAAGGCGAACGACGATTTCATCGACTGTATTCGGTACGTATTTCAGATGCGGTTGACCTTCAATATGCTGCGCGCCTTGGAGTCCAAGATGCGCGACAAAGATTGGGAGCGCGCCCTCGACGGGATGCCGCTCGACATCAAACCAAACCGACCGCAGTGGGCGACGCCGAAGAAAGGCCGCAGCTGGGTCACCAAGGAGGCCCGTCGTGGCAGACGTAGTCCAGGTCAAGCCAAGCGCTCGCGTTAAGCTGCAGCGGAACACGGGCGTGGTGCTCTACGACCAGATCTTCGCTCCCGCAGCGGACACCTACACCTCGCACGTGGGTCAGGCCATCACGCTTGCGACGAACAGCTCGGCGACCATCAGCCAGGGCAACATCGCCGCTGTGCGCAACGCCATGCTCCAGCTTGACAACGCCGCTACCATCAAGGTGAACGGGCAGACATCCGGCAGTCCGATGGTCGGCACCAACTCGGTGTGGGTCGCGTTTTCAACGTCTCTGACGGCCATCAAGGTCGTCAATGCTAGTCTGACGAATCGCGTCACTGTTCACTACGTGCTCACCAACTAGGGGCGTCCATGGCGATCATCGAAACGACGGAAGCCTGGCGCAAAGAAGAGGGCCTCAAACTCTGCCAGCAGATCCGTGCAGACATCAGCAATCGCCGTGACTGGGACGCGCAGCGGGCCGAGTCTCGCGCGCTGTACAACGGCAACGTCACGCGCCCGGACATCCACTGGGAGGGTGCGACGGACATCCACCTGCCGGTGGTCTACGAGTCCATCGAGCGTCTCGTGCCCAAGATGGCGAACGCCTTCTGGAACGTCTGGCCGCACGTGATCGTGGATCGGGTGCCCCAGGAGTACGACCCCGAGGAGTCGCGCATCCAGGAGCACTTCATCAACTGGGCGGTGGAGTACGACATCGAAGGCTTCTACGGCACCACGCATTCCTGGTTCCGCAACAGCCTTATCGATGGCAACTCCGAGGTCAAGACGCAGTGGGTCACTACCTGGCGGAAGACCTGCGAAGTGCGGCGCCTCAAGTCGCTGAAGCGCGGCCAGCAGACGACTAACGACGGCAAGCCGCCCATGGAGCCCAAGACGGCCATGGAGCTGCTGGATGAGATCTTCGGACGGGGTCAGTGGTTCCCGGCCGGCGAGGGCGAGGGCAACTCCTTCCTCCTCACCGCTATCGAGGAACGCCGCCCCATCGAGGGCATCAAGGTCGTCTTCACAAACAAGTCCCAGTTCATTGACGAGATCGAAGTCCTGGTGTACCGGCCCATCCTTGTAGAGGATCGGCCGCGCGTGGACGTGGTCGAGGCGGACAATCTGATCCTCCCGCACCGCACCCGCAACATCCAGACGGCCAAGCGCGTCACGCACCAGCACTTCATGTCCATCGAGGACATCAAGCACCAGACGCGCCCGGAGAGGTTCGACCCGTGGCTCATCTCCCCCGAGGACATGCAGACTCTGGAGATGCTCTCCCGGGGCAGCGAGGATCGCGCCCCTGACACCGAGAACGACAAGCTTGCCCGCCTCCGCGACGACGTAGAGGGCGTGCAGCCTAACGTCGCCCCGGTGGACACGGTCAGCATCCGCCTCTACGAGGTCTACAAGAAGTGCGACATTGACAATGATGGCTGGCAGGAGGAGATCGTCCTCCAGGTCAGCCCGGACCTGCAGAAGGTCCTGCACGTGACCTACTTGGACACGTTGCATCCGCATGGCCGACGCCCGTTTGCCGGCATCCGGTTCCAGACCGATCAGGATCGCTACTACGTACCAGGATTGGCGGCACATCTTGCGCCGTTGAACATCCAGGCGAACATCACCCTCAATCAGGTGAACGACCGCCAGACACTGGTCAGCAATCCAATTGGCTTCTACCGGCCCATGGCTTTGCCCGAGGATCCCGACGCATTGACGCGGCTTGCCCCGGGCGATATGATTCCGACGCCGGACCCGGCAGGAATCGTCTTCCC